ATGAAAATTAGAAAGAAAACAAAACATTTTAGAAAAAAAGATAAACCTTTACCTGTAGAGACTCATGACTTGCCTAACAATGTTAGGATTGGTTACAAGGATGTTAAAATTAGATATGTCAGACCTAATTATAAAAAATGGGAATTGACTGATTGTTTTGGTGAGTATGATTACAGACAAAACGTTATACAAGTACAACATGATTTATGTGGTCAGGAAATGGCTAACACTATCTTTCATGAGATAATGCACGCGGCGGTACAAGTGGCCGGACTTAATCAAGAAAAACAAGCATTAGAAAAACCAGAGCATGAAGAGGCTGTTGTTAATCAACTAACTAATGTTATGATGGGTGTATTCAGAGATAATCCGTGGATGATAGATATGCTTAAAACTCAATTAGAAGATTCGGAAGATGCTGATTAGTTTAAATTGGATATCTTTTTAGTTTTATGAAGTTTTTCATCATCTTGGACTACATCCTCTGACTCACCTTCAACAGTCTTCATGTTTAAAATTGGAGCGTAATCTTCTAAAATTTGTTTCATCTTTAATTCTAATTGTTCCTCTGTCATATCTTCTAATTTCCCAGTTTTTATTATTTTTCTGTCTATGTATAGTCCTCCTGCCTTGCCTCGAGATACTTCAGCATTTACAGCAGAAGAGAAACTATTCTTCTTCAAAGCAAGATCTTTGATTCTATCTAATTCTGCTATGTGTTTGATGTAAGTCACCTCATGTTTTTGAATTCTTTCTTCGTGTAGTTTACCTATGTATTGAACAACCAAAGGTGATAATCTTGGGTTCGTTAACTCAGATCCTTCTACTCTGCATCTGTCCTTGCTATATCCAGCCAGCTCGGCTGCTTCACCTTTTGACAGTGGTCCTTCAGCATTACCAAACACCAAAAACTCGGCGAATCTTTTTTGCATTTCTGTTAATCTTTTTGGAACTCCCATGTTGACAATTTAAGGTAACTATCCTATATTGTCAAGTGATGAAAGAGGAAGATAAAACATTTGAAAACGAAAGGCAATTTATGAAAGAAGTTGACAAAAGAGCAGAGGACAGAGGGCCTAATGATTTAGACTTTGTCATTAAAGAATTAAAAAAACATAATCTTACACAAGCTAAAGAAATTGATAGACTTAATGAGTATGTTCAGATATTAGAAATGCAAAAGAAAACTAATTAAATGTTAGTCCACGATTTACAAACTTTCCTGTCTAAGTTTACCGAAGGTGCCAAAAAAGGAACCAATGGTAATGCCTTATCTCATGCAAAACTGTACGTTGAAAGAGACGGATATTTGGAAGAGATAAAAAGAATGGAAGTACACGAGAGTAATATTATAGGACAACCTGGTCACAGATTGGTTCTAAAAACTCAAACAGAAAAGAAATTTACCATCGCTGATAGTCTTAAAAAAGACTATTAATGAATGGCGTTGTTACCTTAATAAACCTATGGGTCCAGAAGCTAATTTCTATCAAAATGTTAAGAAAAATTTTAAGTGTTTATCGCTTATTCGACTTGAGAATTCTAGCTTACTTGGTACTCCTGATCTATTGGTCAGTAATACTTCTGGGCACTTTTGCACTATCGAATTAAAGGTAAGTCGAGGTAAGGCTCTCAAGTTTTCTCCACATCAAATAGCCTTCCATTCACGTCATCCTAAGAATACATTTATCCTCACTAAGACCCTTGGTCCTTGTGCCCCTAATACTTCTCCAGTGTCCATGTACCGTGGTTCTAGAATCAGGGAGCTTGCTGCTTGTGGCTTGAAGCTTGAAGCTTGTTACTCGGGTTGGGATGCTTGCCGCTTGGCGCTCGAGGAGCTTGGCGCTTGAGGCTTGGAGCTTGACGCTTGTTGCTTCCTAAAGATAGGAGCTTGCGGCCTGGAGCTTGTAACTGGTTTTGGGTCTTTTGGATTTCTATGTCGTATGCACCAGCCGGTGCCGTTTTTAAAAAATTCCATGCTAGTGTTTACCATAACTAATATTTGGAATCTCTTTATTCCAACAAGCGCGGCAATCTAAACATTTCCCGCCCTGGCTGCCTGATGGGCAGGTCTCGGATCCATCGGTTACGACTGTTGAAGTATGGGCCCATGCACCTGGTGCAGCGCCGTCAACCTTGGCACCTGATAACCTGATGATCATGTTGTCCGGGACCATTGCAGGGTCTGGAAGATATGGACGTTCTTGTGTTGGCATCCAGTGCTTAGTGTCGGGTGTTTGTCGTGCCACTTCTAAAATTTTCGCCATGTGTTCGTGTGACTGTACATCTCCAGCGTCGTGCCACCTGAAGACTTTCATGCGCTTAACCTGTGCAACCATAGCGTCCACCCATAACGGGTTAGTCAGTGAGTCAAGCCGCCTGTACTGAGCTGCTTTGATAGCTGGATAACGTGTATAGTTTCCCTTCAGTGCATAACAACCATGACATGGTGAGTTCTTAACCTTCCTGAGCTTCGCGCCTGTTTGGCATTCCCACGCTGGAAGAGAGTAACTCTTCCCTGGCATTTTACTTGTACCGGTCAGGCTATCTGTAATTTTTACTGCTTCTTTTACTAACATATTTCTTTCTCCTTTAGTTTATAGGATATTATAATCTTATAGTTTTGTCTTGTCAAGCTTGCTGCTTGACGCTTGCAGCTTGCTGCTTGATCCCTGTAGCTGGGGCCTTGTTCCACTAACCAGCGCCAGTGGTTAACTAGCGCTGTAATACTTTCGGATCCTTGTCTTCTACTCATCTTTTTTCTCTATTTTTTTAACAAAGGACCGCCGCTCTTCCAGCGGCGCATCCTTGATAAAGATTTTTTTTAATTCCTTTAGTACTTTAGGATCATTAAGTTTATCGTAGTTAATAGCTTTGTTGAAGCCAAACGGATCATTAGTCATCTTTTCTATCCTCCATGTATTTTTTGGATCTCTCCTGGTCAGCTTTGATCATTGCAACTATAGTGTCCAGCGTATCAGCTATTCTTTTTAAATTGTAAGCTGCTTCGTAGTTGTAGTCTTTTGTTTCTTCAGTCATATCTTTCTCCTGTATTGGTTAAAATAACATCCTATACTATCCCATACCAGCTGTCAAGCGTTGCTTGCTGCTTGAAGCTTGGCGCTTGTAGCTTCAACCTCAAGTTGAATTTTCTTTTCAACCACAGGTTGTATTTTTTTAATCATATAAACCCGGCGCTGCCCCCTGGCCGAGGGACCTGGCAACGCTGGGCTAAGGCTGCCCCACCCGAAGTCACTTAGCGCGAAGCATTTGGTGAGCGGAATGTGTGCCTTATCATTAGCAGGCTGCCGAGAACCTTGTGTCAATTCACACATCTCTCGTCTTTATAGGTCCGGGCTATAGCAAGGACCTAAAGGCTCAGCCAACAAATAATACTTGGTGACAGGCTTTGCATAGTGTTTGCGTTAATCAAAGCCTTATCCCAAATAAGCTAATTTGAGTTTTTTAATTCCGTATATTAGCAAAAGGGAACTCCTCCTATATAGTGCTTGACTTATTAATTGTCAAGTGCTAAAACAATTAAATGCAAAACAATAATAATCAACCCAAAGGAAACATGACCGAGAAACGATTGACACTAAACACAGAAAAAAGAAAATCCATTGAGGGTGTATTTCAAACACACTTTGAACAAACAAGTCCAAAGTATGAACTGCACAAAAAATCAATAACTGATTATAATGAGGCTAGAACTAAAATGAAAGTCCTAGCTGAAACAGTTGTTAGACATCATCAACCACAAGAGGATATAGAAACAATCGGTAGAATGATATCTAAATATAATAGAAGTGGTGGAGAGTTATACGAGGATAACTGTTTTTATTTTACTGCACCAGAGAGAACTGAAACTGATAGTGATGGTAGAGTAAGTAAAATCATTGATGAACAACACGTCAAGTTTAGTTTAGGCAAAAACCTTGCAAGGTCTTATTATAGAGATGAGATTAAAGCCAAAGGTCTTAACCCAGACTTTAATGTTGCAATCAATAATAACTTGGATAAACGAAGTCCAAGCTATTATACTATGGAAAGCCAAGTCAATAAATTTACTGGGCATGAAACAAGTAGCAATGATAATAAAACAGACATAAGTCTTAAACAAGAATGGGAAAATGATTTCCAACTTGATACCATTGGTTCATCTTATTGTCATAGTAGAATGTTTGCAGTTGACCAAGAAACATTTGAGATGTTTAAAATGTATAACAGTTTAAGAGAAAATGTTATCATGGCACACCAACAACTGTATGAACACGTCAACGGTAAAATGGACAAACTAAAACTAGGTTTAAAATCTTACAGATACTTTGACCAAGCAAAAGACCTAGCTGATAAATTAGGTATCGCACTTAATGAGGGCATATTGAACGAAAGTTCATCAATGGCACTTTCAGTTTATAGTCCAACAAACTTAGCTGACTTATTGACAGATAAGGTAGAGCAAACGAGAGAGGAAAAAATAGCTATTGCTAGGGCAGTAATGCAACAAGCAACAGTAAATTAAACAGTTGACAACCTATCCTACCTAGTGTAGGATAGGGAATACAGAAACAAACACAGAAAGAAGGAAATAACATGGAACTAAACAAACAATTCAAGATTACTTACTACGCAAAGAAACATGGTAAGTACATTACAAGAAATGCAACATGGACTGACCAATGTAGATATTGGACTAGTAAGATTGGAGATAGTTTAATAACATACTTTGACATGGACAAAATGGAATACAGAACTGCCAAAAAAACATGGACAGTAACTAACACAGAAACGAGGTACTAATGACAGAGCAATTAATATATGAACTATCATTCTTTGGAATGATAGTTATTCTAATAGGATTAAGATTATGGGGAGATAACAAATGACACAATTAACAGATGAGCATTTTGAATTGCACACTAAAAATAAAGCTGAGCAATTTGAACGACAGAAAATAAAGTTCCTAGAAGATAGAATCAAGACTCTAGAAACTGCAATTGAGAGCCATGCCAAAATCTTGGCTAGGTTTCAAATGACCGAGGACAAATCATGAGTGGTTTTAATTGGTGCCATGGACCCCATTGCCATACCAATGACACACAAGATAGATTACGTGGTGTCCAAGGTAGCAAGGTCCTAAGAACTCGTAAGGTCGCAAAGAATCAATGGAATAGTGGGGTGGATAATGAGGGCAACGACAGAACAAGTATGTTCTCTTACTTCTGTAGTAATGGTTGTTACAATAGCTTTGCTAATAAACATATCAATGAGATTATAGCTATTGCACCAAGGACCGAGGCACTTGAAACACCAGTCAATGTAGATAAGGTGCAAGACACCTATTATAATGGGCAGAGTTATACAAGGGTAGAGATATCAAGGGTTGACAACAATGGTGGATAGTATAGGATAAATCTATATTAACTTATACAGGAGAAATACACATGACAGCAGCAAGAACAATGAAAAAAGAATACTTACCCGGTGGGTCTAAACGACAGCACATCTTAAACAAAGCTGTTGAATACATCGCAACAGGTCCGGGACTACAAGCAGACAAACATTCGTTCTGTTTAAATAATCTTATGCTAACTGAGACTGAATATCTTGAGGCATTGAACAAGGCAACCAATGGCGCTATGGTCAAGGACCTTTGGAACTAACACTTGACAGCCTATCCTATCAATGATAGGATAGGCTATAACAAACATACAGGAGAAATACAAATGTCAGCAGAAACAATAAAAGAAACAATGATTACGGGAGCAGAGTTCAAGATTATCACAGACAAAAAAGATGAGCCAAATTTAAAAGCGGCTCAAGATTTTGTAGGTGGTTATGTTGAGGGAATTACTTTTCCTAATGGTGACTATCTTATCATCAATGAAGAG